TTCCTCTCCCTTAAAAATGTACCTAAAACGAACATACCAAACTTAACTGGTATGTCCGCATTAGCTATTTTTATTGTTTTCATTTTAGGTAATTTTTAATTTTAAGATTTAACAGTCTTTGTAATAGCACCAGTAACTTCAAAAGAAGCTGAGTAGCTTGTATTTTCTTCTACGGCTGCGTTAAGGTCTAATGATGTACAAATGGCTTGCATGGTAAATACATTGTCTCCGCTAACATCTGTTGTAAATTTAATAGTTAGAGCAGTACCACTAATCAAATCTGTAAAGAGATCATCAAACAAATAGTTAGTAGAAGAATCACCAGGACCGGCATACAGCGCCTCTGTGGAAAGTGTGCCTGATAACTGACCCTTCTTTACTTCTCTCCATCCTCCAGCTGCTGAATCCTTTGTTAAGATTTCACGCATAGCTGCGGAGATATTCATTTGGCACGATGTGGCGTAACCGATTGCAGTTGAATCTTTATACAAGCGCATCAACGTACCATTAATAATTCCTGTAGTTGGCATTTTATTATTTTTTAACTTTTGACAAATCTATATTAACATCAATTTTTTCCAATTCATTCTCATCTTCAAAATACTGCATAGGCATAGGCACCGGAATATAAATAGGTTGAGGTGTCTCTTGCACTTTCTTCTCTGGCATCTGCTCTACTACAAAATCATCATCAAGATGCTCGGCAATGCCATCTGCAACAAGTTGCTTGCCAAAGTCGGAAAGGAATACACCTGTTGCGCCTACTGGCTTGCCGTTCCACGTTTTTATTAATCTTAACTTCATAATTATCGTTTCATTCTTGCCATAAAATCAATACTCACCCAATAAACATTTAAATCAGCATTGTATGCTTGTGAATCAGATGACATATATTTAACTGTCTGCACACTAATATCATTTACTGTACCTACAAATCTGTCTAATCTATTTCTTATAGAGTTAGATAAACTTTGTGTAGTGTCATAGTTGTTTGTATAAACATCTACTTGAAAACTAACTTCTTCAAGATTACTTTGACCATCTTTAAAATCAACTGCAACACTATTAATAATTGTGTAAACACAAAAAGGATAGGTAACATTTTGAGGAGCAATATCTGGAAAGATGCGTAAACCGCAAACACCAGTAACTGCCACATCAGTTGATAGTCTCCCATATATTACTTTTCCTATCATGATATTTGCCAGAATTTTTTAGGCCTTTCCTGCATGATAAAAATACATTCGTCACGCATAGTTTTAATTACTTTTTCTCTACTTAAATTTCTTGCTTGTACTACTATTTTATTATACCAGGCTCTTGTACTTCCAAAAACCATGTGAGCATAAAAGCCATTTGTTCCTTCGCTACTATTTATACCTTTATTCATTGTACCTCTTTTATACAATGGCCCTACCGCTCCAACGGCATATCTATATGATTTAAGATTTTTAGATAAATCAATAATAGACTTTCTTAAATTACCTGGTTGTACAATCATTGAAGCTCGATCATTTTCTGACCATCCTTGCATTTTTTTATTACTAAAAGGATTGGTACTAATACGGTGAGGCTTACTACTCACCGGCACTAATGACTTATAAATTTGTAATGCGATAGGAGTAGCTGAATCAATTACTCTACTTCTTTCTTTTACCGTACATTGCTCCATTAACTCTGCAAATTCAATCACCGCATCTGCTAAACCTACTACTCTTAATGACATACCTTGGAAACTCCTTCTACCTGCGTAGTTAGACTTCTGAAGGTCTTTAAGGTGATTTATTTGTTTAGCTGATAGATATCCCATTACACATAGTTTTGAGCAAATGAACAAAATAAATGCAAATACATATTGTCCTCACTTATCTGGATGTTTTCTATTTGGTAATATTTATTCATCCAAATAATTCTTTGTTGCTCGTTTATGTCAGTTCTATATCGACAGGTAACTCTAACCTGGCTTAATGCTGTTATCTTGCCACCTTCTACCTCCTCCTTGTTTATTCCTTTATAATCTACTAATGCCCATACCTCTGCAAAATTACTCCACGTCTCTGTTCCAAAACCAGTAGTGCCAATAGCACGAGAAACGCTCTGTACTATTATTCTTTCTCTTAACTTTCCTATTTCTTCTTTTTTGTTGTATCTCATTAGAATAATTGAACTCTATATTGATCTAAAAGATATTGAGAGGCAGTAGGCATCTTTCTAACGTAATCTTCTCTGTTGTCGTAAGTATCAGCAATCATCATTAACATTGCTTGTCTTATTTGCATAGGTACACCGCTTGCCTCACTGCTAAATCCTGCCGTATAAGTTATAGTAACATCATTTATATTACCGTACAATGTTGGCCATGTTTTGCCAAATGCAAGGGATAGTCTGCATGGTTTTGAAAAATTATCTACAATGTAATTACTACTATTGTATGTCTGTGTTGTATTTTGGCTGTCTGCATACTGAAAATTAGTAACGGCAATAACTGGAGAAATACTTAAATAAATAATTGGATTTGAAAGCCTATCTAACTTTTCAGTAATAGTTTGAGTAATCAATGCCATGTTAAGGTAACTTTCAGCAACGTGACGAGCTCCAGTAATTAAAGTAGTAATCATTGTATCATCAGCAGATGTATCAACCTTTAAATAGTTTTTTACTTCAGACAATGTCCAAGGTTCTGTTACTGGTGCCGTTGTTACTTTCCAAGCCATTTGATTATATTTTAAAATGGAGGACTATATTTCAAGTCCTCCAGATTAGATCCCCAATGAAATTACAGGTTCTTTAGGTGCTTAATTGCAGCAGTATTAAGCAACTTGCCATCATACCTTGCATACATTAAGAAACCTACTTCCATCTCATCCATAAAACGCTCACGCAATGGCACAAGCACATTGTTGGCAACGGCACGGATAATATATTTACTCCAATCTCCAAAGAAAATAATCTTTGCATCAGCAGCCTGTGCAGATGGTAAATCATTGTTCACAAAGAAGTTGTAACCTAATAATCTGTCTGGTGTACCTTCTCTAAGTGATGGTTGGAATAATGGATTATTTGCAGTATCATAATTTAACTTTCTAACCGCACTTAAAATCTGGTCATGCATCATAAATGCAGTAGATGGTGAGTTACGGTAAGCAATGTCAACAGAGTGAACAAGGTCAACAAGGTTTGCAGCAGTAAACGCTCCCGTAGTTGCAGATTCTACACCGGAAGGTGCAACATCTCTGAATCCTGTTGGTTTACCAGAACCATCACCAGTTGTAAATGCAGTATTCAACGCTCTTCCTAAACGCTCGCCTAACATGATTGGTAATTCACTATTCAATAAACCAAACTCGTCATTTGCCCATTCAACAGATACTTTTACCAATGTGTTACAAACGTGAGCTGCAAAAGTTTCTCTTGTAAATGTCATGTCTTGAACAGTTACTGCCGCTGCCTCTGTATGCCAGTTAGCAGCCGTGCCTGTATCATTAACTTTTGGCCAGTACAATGTACCTGCTTTTGGTGTAGTGATTACACGGCTAACCTGTAACATTGGTCCGTAGTAAGCCATTGTTCTTTCCAATTCGTTAGAGAACTGGTAAGGAATAACATAACCACCTGCCAATCCAGTCTCCGCAGTAGTAATCGTTGCAGTACCACGCATTTCACGGAGTAAACCGCGCTCAGTGTTATTCAACTCTCTCTTTGCAATAGCCTTTATGAATGCAGAGTGATACTCTGGAGACTTAACAATCTCTCTTTGATCCCTTGGCAATGCAGCAAGTGTATCTTCAATAACACTAACTCCTCTTGACTCAGAGTTGATTTCATTCCATCTTTCTAAACGTGAAATTTGGTCTGTATAACTTTTAAAAGAGCTATCTGCTTTATCCCATTGTGCGGATTCGTCGGCGGACATCAATCTACCTTCGGCTGCGGCTCTTTTTTGTAGGTCTTCCATTATTGCGTAATCGGAAGCCCGCTTTTCTCTTAATTCCTTTGCAGTCATTATTTTGTTTTTAAATTTA